TGCTCATGTAATCTAGGTTCACAAATTAAGTGTTAGTCACTAACGACCGACACAAAACATTGGAACACACTATGAAACTATTATTACCATTAGCTATCTTCGCAGTATTACTTGTTGTAGGCGCTAACAAGGCTAACGCCTTGACCGTCAAGGGATTGAAAGACCATAGGACTAAGGTAACAGGTATTGCACCGGACATCAGTAAAGCAGACGTAGCAACGCTATGGGCATCATCAGTGCCAGCTTGTATCAAGGATGGCGCAAAGGTATTGACAGTCAACGCTGCCTTTCAGAAAGCTAACCTAGGGTACAGGGATTGTTCATCTGGGGAAAAGACGTTAGCCAAACATCGTAAGTTAGGTATTAGAGTTGCTGTAATTCAAGCTTATCAGTTGCCAGCTAACATGTTGACTAAGTAAGTTTTACAGGGTAGTCTTGCAATGCAAGGCTGCCTATGCTAAATTGATTTCATCGGCGGTAACTACGCCGCCATAACAACGGAGCCACTATGGCAAAGAAAATGACAGCGCTACAAGAGTTAGCGCAACTGAAAGAAGAGAATGCAGTACTGCAAGCGAAGATTAAAGCGAAGAGTACAGCGGCCAATGGGACACTATCGAGGCTGGGTATAACAACCAAGGGCACAGCGATGACAGTCTATGTGCATGGATTTAGGTTCCCACTAACAGTGTTCCCTGATCAGTACAATGCTATCATTGAGAACCAAGATGATATCACTGCTCACTTGATCGAGAATGGTTTACTTACCGAGTAGCCAAATGAGTATCCCCCCGTATGGGGGGTTATCATAACCACTAACATAGGAGAATGGTATGACAGGAAAAGAATTAGAGATCGGTATCACTGAGGGTAAGGCTGAGGTGATAGCATTGAGTGTGTTGGATGGGGCAAGGTATGACTTAACTAATGCAGCGTTAGCACTACGTACACTGGTTACCATTCAAAAACAGAAAGAGTTAGCCAACACCAAGCGTGCTATCAGAAAGTTGAGGGCAAGGAACTGGAGACTTAATCGAATAGTTGATGACATGGATATCATTGATTGAGCTATCTCATGGTATTGGTATGAATTTTTCTACTGATACCAAAGACATTTACATTTAGACCCCACCACCCCCGCTGGCAGCCGCCAGTCTCTTCGAGAGGTCAACTGTCTACCCGACCATCAAATATCTATATAGTGCGCACTGTGTCACTAACACCTGCTTGACATACCCCCGCCTGGTGCTACTCTGGTGGAGAGGAACATTATGGCCAAGGCGAAGAAGGAAGACTTAACGGCGCTGTCCAATGCGCATTCTGTGTATAACCCTGAGACGAAAGAGTACGACTTGATCGATCTTATGACGGGCGAGGTCATTTCATCTGGCGCTCTATCTACGCAGCTTGGGAAGTATATTTTCTCGTTTGATTACGCTGTGGCTATTTGCCAGGAGATCAGAAAGGGTGCGACGCTTACTGACCTTGGTGGGATGTCTGGTTACCCTCCGTTGGAAGTGATCCATATGTGGATTCGTATGCACCCTGAGTTCAAAGCACACGTTGACATAGCCAAAAAGGATCGAGCAGAAAATTACCATGATAAGATTATAAGTCTGGCGGAAGCGCTAGCCAACCCGGATGACGAGGTGGCGGCTGCCACAGTAGCCTCTAAGAAGACCGCAATAGACGCTTACAAGTGGGCTGCGGAAAAGGGTGACCCAGATAGGTTCGGAAAGAAGCAAGAGGTCTCACACGTAGATACGAGGCCCACAACGATAGTTATAAGTACAGGTATCAACAGACAGTCGGCTCCCATCGAAGATGTGGAGTTTACGGAGGTAAAGAAAGATGAGTGAATCAGGATTTTTAGAAGATGGATTTAAGGATTTGGCGAAGCAGCGCGAGCAGCAAAGACTCGACGCAGTAGAGAAGCGTAAGGCTGGGTTTGCCCAGGTGAAGGCATTAGACCCCATGGATGGCAATAAGCTTAAGATTCTTTGGGTGAAGAAAGACGAGCCCACTCTGGTATTCGAGGCTGAGGAAGCTAAGAAGAAAGAGATAGCTAAGCGTCACCAGGAAATCGAGCGGAAGAAGAAGATGCTCGATCTTGTGAAGTTTGAGGCTGAGCTAGCAGAGAAAGAAGCTGAGCTGGTGAAGATCGAGAAAGAGCTAGAAGTTGCTGGTAAGAAGGCGGCTGAGATCAAAGCGAGCAGGTAGTAGTGAACCCACTAGCCCCATCAGATGCTAAGCACGAGGCCATAGACAAAGAGCTTGCGCTCCAAGAGTCTCTTGAGACGGCGAAGGATTCCCTCGGAGATATGCAGGTTCAGGAAATTGATCTTGGCTATATCCCACGGGAACATCAGCAGATACTTCACGCATCAATGCGGCGGTTTAATGTCCTGGTGTGTCATAGACGTTTCGGGAAAACTGTGTTCTGCATAATGGAGCTAGTTGATCGGGGACTTACTTGCGACCATCGCAACCCGCAGGTGGCATATATTGCCCCTACATACGCGCAGGCTAAAAGGGTTGCTTGGCAATATATATTAGATTTCACCAGACACTATCCTGGTGTTATAGTTAATAAGTCGGAGTTGTCCGTTACACTACCCAGGCCCCACATGGAAGACCATGTAACCATCTGGCTGCTAGGTGCGGACAACCCTGACTCACTACGAGGGATTTATTTGGATTGGTGTGTACTCGATGAGTATGCTCAGTGCCATCCGATGATCTGGGGTGAGATTATTCGTCCGGCTCTTTCCGACAGGAAGGGGGGTGCCATATTCATTGGGACACCGAAAGGGCAGAACCATTTCCATAAAATATTCAGGGCAGCAATAGACTTGATGGACGGCGGAAACGCTAACTGGTTTGCTAAGATGTATCGTGCGAGCGAGACACAGGTTGTTGATGATGAAGAACTCATGGACGCCCGAGCAACCATGACGGAGGAGGAGTATGCACAGGAATATGAGTGTAGTTTCACAGCGGCTTTATTGGGAAGTTACTATGGACGTTACCTCGTCGAGCTGGATAAAAAGGCTCGTATCGTTGATTTCGATTACGACTCTTCCTCTCCGGTGCGTACATACTGGGACTTGGGTATTAGTGACTCGACTGCTATTTGGTTTACTCAATCAGTGGGGAGTGAGATTAGGATTATTGATTACTTGGAAAATTCCGGGGTCGGACTTGAGTGGTACGTTAAGGCTGTACGGGACAAACCATATATCTATGACCATGCTGGGCATGGCATCCCGCATGACGGTGCTGCCAGAGAATTGGGTACAGGTAAGTCTAGACAAGAGACCTTGCGGGAACTCGGGCTGTTGTCTCACGTCGTGCCACGACAAAGCATCGCAGACGGGATTCATGCAGTAAGAATGTTATTGCAGAAAAATATCTGGATACATAAGACGAAGTGTGCTAAGGGGATCGAGGCGCTAAGGAACTACCAGAGGAAGTGGGATGGGAAGAACAGCATGTTCGTTGACAAACCGCTCCACAACTGGGCTTCGGATGCTGCTGATGCGTTCCGGTATTTAGCTCTTGACTTAGACCTGCCAAATGAGAGAATGGATTTCAGGAACTTGCAGAAGATACAGCACAACACCGAATACAACGAATTGGAGTTCTGATGGCGGGCACACTTTTTGATGACACCGAGGAAAGCTTCGGCAGTGCCAGCACTTACGGCTCTGTAGGTAGTGCGGCAGCAACAGGCTTTATGGTTGGTGGCCCAGCGGGGGCAGGGATCGGTGCGGGTATCGGGATTGCTATGGCGATCTCTCAGGCGCGGCAGAGCAGGAAAGCTAGGCAGCGGCAAGAGGATGCTATCCGGCAAGAGCAAGAGCAGGCGAGACAGAACAAGAATGAGTTAGTAGAGAGGAATTTCCTTAAGCGTAGTCGGTCTGCTGGGCAAGGCGCATCAGGCACAGCTAAATTAGCACCAGGGCAGAAGAATGCTAGTCAGCAAGGGACATCCCTACTGGCATCACAGGACTCAACACCTAGCCTCTTCGGAGATAATTAATGGAAGAAGAAAACTTATTAGGTCGTTACATCGTAGCGAAGTACGACCGTTTATATACTGAGAGAGACAACTGGGATAGTCACTGGCAAGATGTTGCCGAGTTTGTACTGCCTAGGAAAGATGACATCTATGGTGTCAAGTGGTCTGGTGAGAAGAAGATGCAGCGGCTCTATGACTCTACGTCTATCCAGGCGAATGAGTTATTAGGATCAGCACTGCATGGGATGCTAACAAACCCAGCATCGATCTGGTTTAACTTAGCATCTGGTGACACCGAGATAGATAAAGACCATGAGAGTAGGTTGTGGTTGCAGGATTCTACTCAGCGGATGATAGAGGTATTGAACGCCTCAAACTTCCAGACACAGATTCACGAAACATATATGGACTTAGGCGCTATCGGCACTAACGTTCTGTTCATCGATGAACACCCCACGAAAACTATTTATTTTGATTCAAGCCCTATCTATCCATACGTCATTGATGAAGATCAGTTCGGGCGCGTGGACACAATTGGTAGATGCTTTAAGAGAACATACAAGCAGTTAGTTGATACCTACGGGCTAGACAATCTCCCAGAGGAAGTGTTGTCGGATCAGCACATGCCGAGCAAAGAGTGGGAAGTTGTCCACTTCGTAGAGCCCAATAAAGTGTATGACCCTAACGCCCCTAAGATTAAAACGAACCTTCCGTTCAGGTCGGTACATGTTCTTAGGAGAACACACAGCGAACTAAAGGTATCTGGGTACCACGAGAACCCATTCGCTGTTGCTAGATGGACTAAGATTGCTGGTGAGAAGTACGGGCGTAGCCCTGCTATGAAGTCTCTACCAGATATCAAAATGCTGAATGCCATGAGGAAGGTACAGATCAGAGGGGCTCAGAAAGTTATTGATCCTCCACTAATGATCCCTGATCATGGATTCGCACTACCATTAGACACAAGACCTGGCGGGTCTATATATTTCCGCGCAGGCACACAAGATAAGATCGAACCTCTCGTTACTGGGGCAAGACCTGATCTTGCAGAAGAAGTAATGACGGGAACACAGAACCGTATCAGACAAGCGTTCTTCATTGATCAGTTGCAGCTCGTACAGGGCGCGCAAATGACGGCGACAGAGGTTATGCAGCGGACGGAAGAGAACCTCCGGTTGATGGGCCCAATACTAGGGAGACTTAACGATGAACTCTTACGACCTATTGTTGACAGGCTCTTTGGTATTATGTTGCGTGGGAATAAATTTGCTCCTATACCTGCTGCTCTGAAAGGCCAAGACCTCAAGGTTGAGTACGTTTCGCAGATAGCGAAAGCGCAACGGGCGAGTGAAGCGGATACGCTTATGCGAGTTCTCCAGTCAATGGAACCAATTATTAATGCAAGCCCAGACGTTATGGATAACTTCGATGGGGATAAGATACTGAGACACAACTCTAAAATCTTCGGGTTACCGCAAGAGATGTTGCGCGATCCTGCTGACGTAGGCAAGATTAGACAACAGAGACAGCAGGCTCAGGAAGACCAAGAGGAAGCTGCATTACAGAACCAAGAAGCAGATACCGCAGGGAAACTAGCGGGGGCGCAAGCTCAAGGGCAGCCACAACAGTAACAGGCAGAGGAACAAATGCTAGAGAAGACAAAAGAATTTTTTCTGAGACGCAAGCGTATGGTCGAAGCATACCGTCGCTTATTCAGGACAGCGGACGGTAAGAAAGTACTCAAAGACATGATGGATGTATGTGGTTACTCACGTTCTAGCTTTGACAGTGACCCCGTGAAGATGGCCTTCTATGAGGGTGAGCGTGCAGTTATACTACGGATAGTTAAGACAGTTAACCTTACAGATAGAGATGTTCTTGAAATTACAAGAAGCATCGAACAGAACACGGAGGAACAAGATGAGTTTGATAGATGATTCAGGTACGCCTGATCCAGGGACACCCGATCCGGGTACACCTGATCCAGGTAAAAGCACAGCACCAGAATGGCTAAAGGGTATTGCGGACGTAGACGTTGATTTAATCAACGACCCTAGCCTTAAAGCGATTACTAACCCAGCGGAGCTAGTGAAGTCTTTTGTAAATGCGCAGAAGCTTATTGGTAAGGATCGAGTAGTGATCCCTACAGATAAATCTAGTGAGACAGAGCTAGCA